GACCAAGATCGACTGGGTGGCCAAGCTTCACACTGCCAGCTCGATGATCAAGGAAGGCGTTTTCCCTGTTGGCACCACCGCCAAGGAAGTCGAAGAAAAGGTGCGCGGCACCTTCGGCGGACGTTTCGAGCGCTTCGATGCCGACAAAGGCCTGTTCAGATACATCGCCTACACGGACTAGTCATGACCGATCTCCCCCTAGACCCACCCGACGAAACCTACGAATGCCCCTTCTGCAAGCAGCAGTGCGGCGGGCCCAACTCCTACCGGCGGCACGTTATGAGCTGCCATCTGAATGAATATCTGGATCCTGAGCCAGAGATGGAGAGTGACCAATGAGCAAAGACCATAGCGAACCAGCTTTCCCAAGCACGTCCCACGAGTACGGGCCAGTGCTCGGGCTCTCGATTCGAGATTACTTTGCGGCCAAAGCCATGCAGGCAGGCGCTCAACCATGAGCGCAATGAATCATGATCAGCTTATAGGTCTGTTCGCTAATCTGGCTGAGATGTCGTACCAGATAGCCGACGCCATGCTTGAGGCCCGAGCCAAATGAACGAACAAACCCGCAGAGATGTGCGCGACCTGATCGAAGCGCGCTTTCTCGCCGTAGCGAACCAGGGCCTGACCTACGGACTTCAGGTCGAGATCGAAACCGCAGTCGACATGGCCGGCCTGTGCGGCGCCATCGACATTGGCGAGCAGCGGCACTTCAAGGAGCGGCTGAATCGGATAGTGAGCCGCGATCACCAGCAGTGGCAGGAATCGAATCGGAGGATTGGGTGATGGAGATTGATTGGAGCAAGGCGCCGGACTGGGCAAAGCAGGTAGGCGAGACAAGAACTGGCCGGCACATCTGCTGGATCGGCGATGACTTGTATGGCTATGTCGGGCAAGAGCCTAAGCACTACGATCTTGCAAAAGGTCCTGGCTACCCCGGGCATCGCTGCTTGGATGAGTTCGAAATAATCGCAGACCGTCCCAAGGTAGAGCCATGGAACGGCGAAGTCCTGCCGCCGGTCGGTGTTCCTATCGAATACCGGCGCAGGTACGCCCCAAATGGAGTATGGCACCAGACGCAAATCAATTTCCTGAGCGGTCAGCATGTCATCTACTGCGACAGCGATGGTGAAGAAGTCAGGGATAACCCAAGCGACATCGAATTCCGCCCAATACGCACTCCCGAGCAGATCGCGGCGGAAGAGCGAAAAGTCGGTATCCAGGCATTGCTAGATACCTTCAATTCAAACTTTGAAGGCCATGTGTTGGATGGCTTGTCGGCCATATGGGACGACGGCTACCGAAAGCAGCACCCAACCAAATAGACCATGGAGGCGATCATGACCGGATACCGCAAGCCAGAATGCTACACCGATGCCGATTGGGAGATGGTTCAGGGCTACATGCGTGGCCGGTCTGGTCTCTCCATGGAGCGCACGAACGCGGCCTACAAGCACGGCTGGATGAATGGGCAGGATGACCGTATTGGTCGCCCAAGAGATCGCGCCGATGTGCTGATACGGCGCGCCAACATGATCCCTGGCATCACGCCAATTCAACCAATCGGTGGCCAGCCATGAACGAAAGCCTGATCAACGTCCTGTGCTGGCTGTTCGTATTGGTATTCGTCATGGCCATGGCCGGCTGCTGGGTCTACTACGGAGCTGGACTCCATGGCTGACCTGACCGTCGTGCGCATCGTGAAGCCCGCACACAAGAAATTCTTCCACTGGTGGGTCCTTGCCGAAGTCCGGCCAGCCTTTGGCGAGCACTTCGAAAAGCTGATCCTTTTCAAAACACAATCCGAGGCCGAGCGTGTTGGGCCCGGGTATAGCTTCAAGGGGTAATGCAATGAGCGTAGGACCTGGCGACATCATAAACATGGCCTCATTCACGGCCTATCAGCCAAACGTGCAGGCTTCTTTCAAGGCGCCGCGAGGCCGTGTGGCGGTGTTCATGCTACTGGGCGATGCGGACAAGAAGTCCCCTGACACCTTCGACTGCCACAAGGCGCTGAACGACCTTGGCTGGCACCGCGAAGACGAGCCGAAGTATTGCGCGGTCGATGACCTCTACGAAGCCCTAGCCAATCTCGAAAACGACGCCGGCCAGATTCCTGAGCATGCTTGGAAGTTGGTTCAGGCGGCACTGAAAAAAGCACGAGGCGAAGAATGAACCAAGTAATTGAGCACAATGCAGATCAGCTGCCATCTGCGCAACCTGATTCCACCACCGTCCTCTCGATCATCAGCAAGGCGGCCAGCGATCCGACCGTTGATATCGAGAAGCTTGAGCGATTGATGCAGTTACATGAGCGGATGCAGGCACGCAACGCCCAAGAGCAGTTCAACGCCGCCATGGCCGAAATGCAGTGCGAGATCCCAACCATCGCAGAGCGCGCCAAGGGCCACGGCACCATCCGTTACGCAACTCTTGAAGACATCAGCGACGTGGTGAAGCCGATCATGAAGGCCCACGGGTTCGCCATCAGCTTCAAGGTCGAGCACGCCCAGGCCGGGCTTAGCGTGACTGGCATCCTGATGCACCGCGCCGGCCACCGGGAAGAGACAACCATGCTTCTCCCGCTCGACACCAGCGGCAGCAAGAACGCCGTCCAGGCCGTCGGCTCGACCACCAGCTACGGCAAGCGCTACGTCATGTGCGCCCTGCTGAACATCACCACCCGGGGCGAGGATGACGATGCGTATAGCGCCGCGCCGTCCACTCAGGAGCCGACGATCACCGATATTCAAGTGCGTCAACTCCAGGCGCTTCTGGGCAAGGTAAGTCCCAAGGCCAAGGCAAACTTCGAAAAGGTCTGCCCGGACATCTACGCAATCCCGCGTAGCCAGTTTGATGGGCTGCTGAATGGGCTGACCAAGTCGGCACAGAACAACGTGCAGAAGGAGGGAGATCAATGAACCGCGCAAGCCCAGTAGAGCTTAGGAAGGCGCTCGAAACCGCAAACACATTCGCCAAGGCCGGAATTCGCTTCATCTGCGTTCCGGTTTTCGACGACAAGGATCACGACGAACTTCTGGCCCAGGTGCATCAGCGCATGGAAAAGATGATCGAGGAGGCCGAGCAATGAGCGGACCAATCATTCTCGATGTTCCTCAAGGCTCGCCCGAGTGGCACAAGGGCAGGCTTGGCATTCTGACTAGCTCGGTCATGCAATGCCTGCTGGTAGACGGCAAGCACAAGTCAGGGCTCGGCGCTGGCGCGTTCACGCTGATGCACGAACTCATCGGGGAGAGATTTACTGGTGAGTCGGCCGACACGTTCGGCGGCAATGCGCATACCGCTCGCGGGCATGAATGGGAAGGCGCGGCGCGTGACGCCCTAGCCAACCGGCTTGATGTGCAGATCGACACCTGCGGCCTGATCCTGAATCACGGCTGCGGATACAGCCCGGACGGGATTATCGGTGAAAAGGGCCTGGCCGAGATAAAGACCAAGCTCCCCAAGTTCCAGATCGAAGTGATCCTGGCTGGTGTGCTGCCAAGCGAGCACGTCGCCCAGTGCCAATCTGGCCTCTGGATTTCAGAGCGTGACTGGCTGGACTTCGCCTCCTACTGGAAAGGCATGCCGCTGTTCCACATCCGGATTTACCGCGATGAGGCGACCATCAAGAAACTGGCCGACCGGGCGCGAATCTTCTACGAAGTCATGGAAGAACGGACCCAGCAGATCATCGAACTGGCGGCCTGACCATGGAAGCCCGCATAGCCACCGAAGACGGCCGGCAACGACTGATGCGCTACATCGCCACGGTGGCTTTGCCGGTCAAGGTCACCATCAGCGAGCCGGATCGGACAGACGAGCAAAACCGCAAGCTCCACGCAATGCTCAAGGATCTTGCCGCCCAGGTCGACCACGCCGGACAGAAATGGCCGGTGTCAGTCTGGAAGCGCCTTTGCGTAGCCGCCTGGCTTCGCGAGGAAGGCAAGAACCCACACATGATCCCGGCCATCGACGGAATGGGCGTGGACGTCCTCTACGAACAGACCT